TGAGTTCATCGGGAAGAGTGATGAAAGGATCACCGTTTACATCTTCTTGTACTTCCAAGATGTAACTCATTTTGCCAAAAGCTTTTCCATCAGCTTATCAAGCTTATTATTAATCTGTCGAAAGTTTTCGTGCATCTCCTGGATCTCCCGGAGAAAATCCACTTTTAATACGTATTCAATTGGCAACTGCTTAAGGTCATCTTCAAGACAATCAATCCGTCTTTTTTGCGAACTGATGTAACTAAAAGCTTGTTCCATTCTTTCTTTTTGGCGATCCATGATGCGGTTTGCAACCCAAGAACCGCCTGTTAACGCTGAAATACAAGCAGTTAACGCTATGGCTACGTATTCTGGACCCACGACAAAACGTTTTTCCTTTTTTTAAAATTCTAAGGGTTAGTAATCAAGATGAAGCTGACCCTTTCTTGCTAATCCTGTCACCAACCAAACGAGAGCGTCAACGCAGTCATCATGACTACTTACACCGAAGTTTGTGAGTTCCTCGAAGAGATTAGTGAAGTTCCGGAAACGGTTAAAGATAATCTTCCGGTCTTCAAACATGCCCATGATTCCACGGAATCGTGCCAGCTTGTCTGCACGGAAGCCCTTCACTGGATGCCAAATCAAGTTGTAGAGACCTTCATTGTTCAGGCAAACCCGCTTGAAGTCTGCTTCCAAGGAAGCCTGGTACTGGACAGCTTCTGACCAAATGTCACACGTTGAGTAGGTCGGGAAGTAGTGGCCATTTGCATCTTGGCCCAGCACTGACCAGTCATTCAGAAGCTCCTTGAGCGCATCAAGTTTCTCAAGGTTGCCCATCACACGAATCCTTCTGTAATCGATGATGTGTATACGGTCGCCAATGCGACCGCCCAAGATCATTACCGTGTAATCATTCTTTTCTTTTGTGCCAGCAGAAAGGTCAACCCCAACGCCGAGGGTATCGAATTCAGTTGAGATCTCCGCTTTAACAATCAGCTCTGGCGCCAGGGACAGCTCGTTTTGTCTGACGATCTGATTCATGTACTGGAAGGAGAAAGCAATAGGTGCTTGCTTCTTCTTTTCCTTTAGGTAATCCAGTGACCACATATCAGGCCAATAGGACTCCTCCTCACCAGTAACGGGATTATTGAGGATGGCGGATAGAACAATCTGACTCCAGTTGTTTTGCTCGTTGAATGTTGTGGAGTGAATATCGTCATGACGGAACCGGGTACCAAGGCAGATTGCTCTGGCGCCTTCAAACATGGTTGGTGCAATAACGGCATTCCAGTTGTCCTGCATCTGCTTTCGGATGTCAGGGTTTGAAATGTCCGCAGCTGATTTGATGGCGTCATCAATCATGACCAGGTGTGAACGTTTCGAGGTCACCGAGCCTTTCAAGCCTGCAGCGCAGAGTGTGAATTGTTCATCACCAGTGGTGTCGATGCCAGCAAACTTGTGATCAATGGACCAGTACTCGTTACTGGTGACGTTCTTCATCAAGCGAACAGTTGGGAAAACCTCCTGATACCGTTTGCTTTCAATGATCCGTTTGATGGTTGCCGACTTAGAACGTGCGATATCAACCGTGTACGACAAGTACAGGATCTGAAGCGGCATTTTGGCTTGGGTGTGGATGCCAATAGCCCAAGCAGTCAGTAGACCTAAGACTGTGGATTTAGCTGAACCACGAGGTGCCAGCAGGTCAACGTTGGGTCCAGCAATCTTGATTAAACAGTTGCTGTTTTCGTTCGTGACAAAGTGGCGGTGCCAATTTTTATGGTGCTCAGCGGGAGGTTTATCTGCTACGTAGTCACAAAAAAAGCCAAAGTCTTCGCGTGCCCGCTTAAGATCTTCGGCGTTTTTAGGTTGTTTGATTTGTTGATTTCGTGCCGCAGCCTTGGCGTTCCTACGGTATGCAAGGTGCGTATAACTAGGCACAAGATTAATTCAGTTCTTACTGAATACTATCTTATTCCTTATCCTTTTTGTCTTTTTGCTCTTTGTACTTACGAGCTTTGTCCAAGGCAGCTTTACGCTTCTCCTTGTCATTCATCTCAGTACCATCTTCCTTCTTTGCTTCTTTTTTCTTGAAGTACTCAAGAAGCTGAGGGGGCATTTTACCTTTCGCCATTAACCTTGACCTCGACGGACACGTTCAATCATCTGCTGATACTCGGGGCTATCAGGAGAAGGTACGCGCATAGCACGACCAGGGCCAAAAGAAATACCAGCGGCACGTTGCTCTTGCCCTGCAACCGGAGCCATGCCAGGGCGCATACCAGGCACCATGGGCGCAGCGCCCGCTTGATTCGGCGCACCTTGCTCTTTACGTTGACGAATACGTTCTTGACGCATACGCATACCCTCTCTCGCCATTTGGCGTTGGCGAGGATCGGCCATATCACCAGGTTTAGAGCCCATTGATATAAGTTATTTGACTTAACACTATCCTAACTTGATTTATTCTTCGAGTTGCATGCGAGCCCAGACGCTCATTGAAGCTTCTTCCAAAGGAGACTCAATCGGGTCATCCTTGAAGATAAACATCAACTCACGAATGGCACGATCAGCACCGGCCATCAGTAAACCTTTTCGGTCTTTGATGGAAGTGTATTTTTCTACCTGGTCGATATGACCACGGATTTCACGTTGTATGGAAGCAATACGAGCAACACCGGCATCACGTTTAACCGTGCCCATCTCTACGTCTTCCCGCAACTTGCGGACATCCTCCTGCATCTCATCGATTTCAAAGAGGAGTTTCTTTCGATGATCAGCTTTGTGGTAATGATCTTTTACCCAAAGCTCACACGCAGTAATACTTCCCTGGTATCCAAGGAAGCGTGAGTAGAGATAAATTTCAATTACCGAGTAGTTGTCGGAAGCAAAAGCGCAGAATGACTCCTGGGTCGACGCATCAAGGTTGTCAACCCAGGTGTCAAAAAGCTCAATATCGATAAGCTCGTTTGGCCTGACCGTAGTCTCTTGCTTCGTCCTTCTCCTTGAACTGCTGCTGCTGTTCTGCGGAAGTACGCTGCTCTTCTGCGCCTTTACCGATGGTTTCTCGTTCTTCGCCACCAGCAGTCTCCATTTTTTTCTTGGAAAATTCGTAGGCCACGCCAGCAGCTTGACGATACTTGTCTAAGTCGAACCAATCGTCGACATCGACTTGTCCTGTGGGAACACTGCTAGTCATGACTAAGAAATCTTACAAGAAAAAATCAGAAGTTGCTCATCATGGAAGCGAGACCACCAGCAAAGATGTCACGACGGCCCTCGAGGGACTTCTGACGCTGCTGACGACCCTTGGAGGATTCCAGGCGGCTGAGGAGTTCTTCGAACTTATTGATATCGAAGTAATCTTCGGCGGTAGGCTGGCCGGTAGGAACGGAGGAGGTCATGTAACTTACGTTTGACTAAAGTAATTATACCAAGCACATTCTCTTAGAAAGAGAACGAGCCAACAAGGGATTGATAGATATCACCTTGTGATTTCACCTTCTGAAGTTCTTTGGCGCCTTCGTTTTTCAGTTTCTGGGTTTCTTTATCGATCTCACCCTGGAGGTTGGTTAAACCAGCGCTGTAAAGGTATTGACGAGTGTCACGAACATTTTGGAGCTGAGACTCGATTTCCGCAGGCGTTCCCGTGAACTTATCAGCAAATTCAGGAGTTGTAATTTGAGCACGGCCTTCAAGATCCGAACCTTTGTAGGTAGGCAGTAAGGATTTGTCAAAGGTGAAAGTGCGCTGTCCGGTTTTCTTGCCAGCCTCATCAGTGGCTTGCTTGCCGAACATCGTGTCGTAGTAATTATCAAGATAGCTCTGATTGAACTTGTCTTGATACTCGGTACTCTTAACTAGGGAGTCCTTCAGGTCCTGCACAGAGCTGTAATAACCCTGCTGGAAGCGTTCCAGGGACTTGCTCTTCTCTTCTTCGGTTGCTTGACGGCCAAGAAGCTCTTCGTATGCAGCAGAAATACCGGTAGCACGACGACCCGGAAGGAGTTCTTCCGTGTACATCTTGGTGATATCAGCAACATCCGACTCTTTGGGAGTCAAGTCATACTTGGCAGCGTAATCACGAAGCTGTCCGGTGGCATCGCTATAGCTAATTAAACCTTGACGAAGCTGGGACTCAATGCCAGTACGAAGTCCACCGTATGCAGATTCAGCGGAAGCTTTACGAGCAGCCTCTTTAGCAGCGGCTTCTGCACGTTCCTGCTGGGCACGGCGCTCAGCAGCTTCTTCTCGACCTTGCTGGTACGACAAATACTTCTCAAAGGTGTCATCCTTTGGAATATTTGGAGATTGGTATTGAACCGTAGTTCCGCCGCCACCCATGATTTAACTCCTACACAAATAAAGTACTTACATCGACGGGAGCGATGCGGCCAAACATACCAGCCATCTGCCCCTGGCGCTCAGCCAAGGCTTGCTTTAATTCAGCCCTACGGCTTTCTTGGCGAAGCTTCTTGGCTTCTGCAGAGCCTTGTAGGCCCATCTCACGGCGTTTGCCTTCAATGCCTAAAGCAAGCTGGCGCTCACCCAGGGGACCTGCAGCAAACATGGCTGCTTCCCGTTGACGACCAAACTCAAGATCTGGCGCAACGGTGGAGCCAAAGACACGGTTGGCAATGTCTTGTGCAAAGCCTGCTTTCTGTGAGTCACGTGCAAGTTGCGTTTGCCACCTCAGCTGATCTGCTGCAGAAGCCATCTGGGCTGCAGCAACATCACGACGAGTTTTATTTGCTCGCCCTGCAGTAAAAAGTCCGGCGCCGATATTGGCAACGCCTAAACCTAAAGTAACGGGATCAAATGCCATGCCTCCTCCAGATTGACCAGTTTCGGGCGCTCCGGAAAAGCTCCAAGAAGAAACTGGATCCGAAACATTGCTTGTGCTTGTGTTTTGGAAATAATCTTTTCCAATTCCTAAAGCGCCCATGTTTTATACCTCAGTTTAACTTAAGTTACTAAAAGTAACGAGTGGGGGTATAGCTAAAACCACTACGTTGGTAGTTGACCAACTGAGGGATTTGTTGGCCTGCTTGCATCATTGCCGAAGCAATGCCACGAGAGCCCTCTGCAGCAATCTGCTCAGGAAGAGTAGCTGCCTGGATGATTTTATCGGGAAGATCGAAAAGCATCTTGTACTTTCCGGCTTCCTTCATTTGTTCTTTTTGAAAACCCAATGCATTTTCAAGGATATCTTTTTGGTAATCTTTGTCACGCAAAAGATTAATTAAACTTTCAAACTCGCCACCTTTAGGTTGCAAATAGGAAGTTCTATAAGCCTTGGCTGCATCTTCTGGAAGGCCTTTAAGTTTGCCTTCCAGGTCTTCAATACTTTGTACACCAGCAAAAATATCACCCATTAGATCAACCCCGATATTGGAAGGCGGACTGAGCGTAAGGATTAGCTGCGGTCAAAATGCTGCGGGTCGTTGCACCAGATTCAGACTGAGCACCACCTGCAAGCTGAGCCATGTACTTCTGCTGGTTCAAAGCACCAGTCAGCTGACCAAGCTGTTGATTCAGTTGCATCTGACGATTCATGTCAGCATCACGCATTTTGTTATACGTGGGCATCAGCTGCTCAGCAACTTTGGGCTGAAGCATTGCAAGAGTCTGAATATCTTGCATCGTCATGCCTTCGATTCCTTTGCCGCCGATGCCAGGGATAACTCCAGGAGATTCACCACGGGCCATCTGACCACGGGTAACAGCACCAGCAAGATTTTCAGCTGCATTAGCAGTGCCGCTAAGAAGGCCACCACCAACAGCGCCGCCTAGCAAGCCGCCAGCAAGGCGAACACCTGCACCAAGGAGTTTGCCCCGTACGCCGCCTTTTTCTAAGCCGCTTGCAATGCCGCCAACTAAACGAGAGCCAAGAACGCCGCCACCAATCTCACCGACACCCTGTGCAATATTGCCTTGAGTAAGGCTGCCAACGCCATAAGCAATTGGAGCACCAACACCTGCAACCATGCGTCCACGGGGAGTCGTGGCTGCGTCAGCAACAGCAGTACCGGCGCCTTTTGCTTTGCCTTTAAGCTGGTTAATTAAATCTTGGAAATCAATACCACCAACACCAGGAGGCCCGTAAGTTCCCTCTGCCGCGTATGCCATAAGACTAACGTCCAAACAGTCTTTATTTAGTTTAATTTTATCAGCCTACATACCTTGCTGGTATTCGTAAGTAGAAGGCAGTTTTTCAGGATTGTTTTGTGCACTTGCAATTACACGGTTGGCAAGGTTGCCGGTCAATGCACCAGCTAAAGAACCCGCCAAAGTAATTCCGGCCTTAGCCGCAGTACTGCGAGGTTGCTTGAGTGCTTCACGCAAAGCTAAAGAACCACCAGCTGCAGCACCAACTGCCTGAAGGCCAATCGGGAAACCAACAATGCGAGCCTCTGGTGCACCTTGAATATTTTCTGGTGTGAACTTAACAAGACCAAGACCAGTAAGGCCTTTGTCTTGATAAGTGCTCTGCATGACACGGCTATAACGCTCAGGCGTTAAATCAGGAATATCTTGTTTAGCAGTTTCGTACTTCAGAGGACGCCCCTGGCGACCAAGGACAACACGCTCAACAAACTCAAGACCAGGCTGAGCGGTCTGTCTGCGGTCCTCTGAGCCCTTCTCAGCGTAACTTTGGGCATACCCCTTGGGGCGGAACAATTCACCGGGGTTGGTGAGGTCCATGTGGCCCAAAGAAGCTGCAACGGGTGCACCAACAGCTAAACCCAAGGTTGCTTTTTGAGTGGGATCTAATTCGGTATATGCTTTGCCTGCTACTTTTTCAATTGCTTTATCTGCAATTGCCATCGGGTGGTTATAACGCCAATAAATATGGCGAGAAGAATCAGTACCAATATCTGTCAAAACACGGGCTGCATAAGCACCAAGAAATTCACCAGGCTTCTCACCGAGTGTTACGCCTTTCTCGGCAAGTTGTTGCGGAAATTTAGGAGAAAAGGTGGAATACCCCATGTGTTGGCCGGTCTCACCAACTTTTGCCTTGGCTTCCGCCATGGCTTCAACACCGGTCTGAAAGCCGCGTTTAACAGGGCCAGGAACAAGACTGCCAAGAAACTGCGAAAGTTTCGTGGGGTTTGCCATAGAAATTGAAGGAGCCATCACAAACCTCCGCGACTTAAGCCATAGGGATCAATACTTGCCTGAGGCAATCCCTGTAGTTGATATAACGTACCAGGGGATAATTCTTGACTGCTTTGCATCCGATTAATAAGCTCCCGTTGAAGAAGTTGCTGATCGGAAGTTAAAGCTTGACTTTCAACAGCAGCTGCTTCATTCATCAGCTGTTCAAAGTTTGGTGGCATAACACCGCGCAAGAACATTGGCTCAACTGCGACAGCAGCACCAACACTGCCTACGCCCATGCCAATCTGCTGTGCAGTGCTTGGTGCATAGCGTTGTTGTTGGACACCTTTAGTGCTAACGGTTTCATAACGACCAGCAAGCTTTGGTGCCAACTTGCCAAGACCTACTTTTTCTAAGCCTTTAGCAAGGGATTGACTGCCGAGACCACGGGCAATAGCAGAACTAGCCGCAAGGTCAGTTGCACCAACCGCAAGTCCCGCTAAGGGATTACCTGTGGTTAAAGTTGTCAAACCGCCGGTCATCACCGCACCGGGTATGGAAGAAGAAATTAACTCCTTCCCACCACCAGCAAGAAAACGTTGAACTTGCGGTGTATTCTTTAATTGGGTTGCTAACCTACCCGCAAGCTGTATCATTTTATTTAGTGCACTATTTGTATTTTATCCCTGGTTACTCTTGAGTTTTGCCAGGAGAAACGTTGGTTTCGACCTCAGATTCATCCGCAGTCTCCTCTCCCACCCTCTCCTCTGCCTTAGCCTGTTGAGCACGGATGAGACCTTCCCGATCAAGTAACTGTGCTATGGACGGTTTATCTTCCACTTCATTTTCAGCGCGACGTTCGGCCATCGCCATCAGATAACCATTGGGATCGGGATTACGAAGGCGTGGCATTGGATTCTTTGCCATCTTGCCCGGATTTAACGTCGGACTAATTTTGTAAGCTTCCATCCACTGCGGATTAAAGTCAGGCTGGCTTTGAGGGCGTTGGTCAGTACGTGCTCGGCCTTCATTAAAGTCATAATCCATAGGACGGTTAAAACGTCCCAAACCCTCAAATAGCTCATACCCAGCTTCAACATCTTGATCGTTATCAAAGAACGGTGAGTTGCCAACAAAATTGAGGTCTGGGTTCAAAGTAACCTTTCGGGTCATTGAACGCTTGAGGAGATCACGCTCATTAAAGCGGGATGGGTTCCAGGGATAGTCGCCTGTTTCCGGTTTGGCGCGGAACAGATCATCAAAATCCAAACGCTTGGGAATCTGCCCACGGCGATTGAAAGGATTCTGGATGTAACGGCCTAGATCTAACCTGGAATCTTTAGCCATCAGCCCTCAGACTTTTTCTCTTTTTTCTTCTTTTTTAATCCTACCAGCGTCTTACGAAGGTTGGCTTGCTTCACTGTCTTCTCATCGTACTTTTCAGGATTAGCCAGAACATTCTCCTGAAGTTGTGCGGTAGTGATACCACGTTTCTTAGCTTTGGCAGTGAAGGCGCCTTCCTTCATGTCCATGCCTTGGATCCACTTTTTGTCTTTCTTCTTTTCAGCCATCAGCCTTCACCTTTAAGAGTACGAAGAAGATCCGTTACTTTTTGCTGCGCAAGTTCACGGGGATTGCTTTTGTATATTCTATCTATCTCCCTACTAACATCTAAGCTTTCACGTTTTTGCAGCATGCTTTGTGCAGAAGCCGCTTCAGCGGGTTCAGCCATCAAACTCATCATGCCAAGATCTTCGTCCGAAAGCTTGGCATAAGGCGATTCAACACCCTGGGGATAAGAACGTTCAGCTGAAGTAACTTCTGTCGGCTTCCGCATTGCAGCTGCAGAATACTCACCGGTTTGTTTTGAAACTGCACCAGATGCGTAAGCAGGTTCAATACCGTAGATCCCCATGCCC